AGGCGGTTTTGGTTGTTCAGGTTCAATTTTCTTCTCCAAAGCAATAGGTGCTACAAGGTATTCAGGACAAGTTTGAGTGAATAAACATTTGGGTTTCTGACACTCTGCAAGATTGAAATTGTCAGGGTTTTGGCAAGTATAGCGATACCTGTCTTCACAGGCCACTAAAAGTAGCAATATCAACAGATATTTACTCATTCTCTCCAACCTTTCTATCGACTTTACGTCTCAGAACTTCAACCTTTTTCATCTCTGCCTGAACCTCTTTTTGAGTTTGTTTAACATCCAAATACACACTCGTAATCAACGGCAATATGATTACAAAAACAAACGCACAGATGATAATTATTACTAAATTCATTCTTACCACCCATATCGAACCTTTCTGTCTAACACGATAACCCACCAAGTAAACGCCAAAGCTGAAAATACAAAGAATACAGCAACAAAATATATCAAGTTATCTTGAATCTTTGATGTCATCTCATCTTGTTTGCGTTTGGCTTCCCTTTTTTTCTTCTCAATCTTTGCCCTAGCATGGTCTTGCTCATGGGTAATCTGCACCTTCATGTGGTGACATTTGCTAAACAATGCTCCCAGTTCAGGAGGACTGTTGTAAATCATCTCCCATTGAACTTGCTCTGCCAACTTGTCCATCTGCTCTTGAACCAAGACCCTTTGAAGTGCTGACTCCATAAGGTTTTGGTCAGGGTCATAGACTGTTTTAGACTTTTCTTCTTCGTTTCTAATGTACTTAGACAACTGCTCTTGAAGGCGGAACAACTTAGACAGATTTGTTGCCAACTCTGCATAAACTGTATTTTCATCAATAACAGGCTGATGTTTCTTTCCCTTTGGTTGCTCAACAGGGACTTCAACTTGAATCTCAACCTTTTTCTTGAACATTCCAAAGAAGCCACCCACCTCTTTAGTAATGGTCTTAACCTCGTTAAATGTCTTTTGAGCATCGGCAACAGTACCTTTGACTTGCTTATAAAGTTCACAACCTTTACGAATAGCCGCCACACAGCCATTCGCCATTGCAAGGATGGTAAGCGGGTCAATAGGTCACTCCTACTTGCCAACTTCAGCCGCAAATGGAGCAATAAGTACCATTTGTTCAAATGCTCGTCTTGTCTCAGGAGACATTCCCTTAACCATTGCACTTACTAAATTATTGGTGTTGGCATTTTTAGGAATTGCATCAATAAAAACTGCCATTGATTTAGGGTCAAGCATCAATTCAGCCACTTTTTTATCAAAATCAGCTTGTTTCCCTTGATGCAAATAATTAATTGCAGACTTTGCAATAGTCATTGTTCTGCTTAACAAAGATGGTATCTGTTCAGTTACATTTGGATAACCTTCAGGTAAATTCTTAATTCCTGACGCAAGTTCTTCAGATTTTGCTTTTCTTTGCAAATCAGCCAAAACCTTGTTAACCGCAATATTTTCTTCAGAAGTTAATATTTTGCTTAAATTTTCATACCTTGGCAAACCTGTACTTTTCTTAATTAAAGTAGTCGCTTCTTGTACGGCATTAGCAAAAACTCCAGCCCTTTCTTTGTTTGCCAAAGGAGTACCTAATTTATCTGCTAATGCTTGACCAATATCCATTCTGTCTAATTTACGACTGTAATCAACGTATTTATCAAGATATTTTGTCCATAAACCTTCAGATGATTTATTCAGAGCAGAGTCAATAAATTGTTTAACATTAGATGCAGTCTTTGCTTCAGCTTCAGGAAGTCCACCCATAAAAGGTTTTCCTGCTTGTGCCATGTAACCTGAAATATCACGATTCAAAGATTGACGCACATTTTCATACAAATCTCTACTGCTAATAATTCCATTAGCATCTGCTTTTCCTATAATTTTGTCTTTAGTAGCTTGTAAAATTGCTTTTACTTCGTCTTTAGTTGCCCCTCTAATAGCAGAATTAATTTGGTCTGTAACATCTTGTGCTTTTAATGGAAAAAAACCATTATCTTCAAGACTTTGTAATTGAAATTGTTTTAATTTTAATTCAGCACGTTTTTGAGATGCAAGGTCTTTATATAACGCAGAAGTTTGTTGTGCTTCAGATGCAATTTGACCAGCAGTTAAAAATGATGGTTTTCCTTCTAAAGCAACTGCTTGTTGTTTGGCGGCAACATTTCCAATCTCACCTGCTGTTCTTTCAGCCTCAACAAGTGAATTATATTTATCACCGATGCCTTTTTCTAGTTTGCTGACAATAGGGCCAGCCATATCTGCTTGTTCTAATGCTTGTTCACGCATTGGATTAGTAACAATTCCTCTTTGCTCTTTTAAAGCAACACGTTCGGCAGGAGTGCCTGATATTTCTTGTATTTGAGCAAGTCTAGCGGCTTGTTGTTCAGCCTCTCTAGTTTTAAACATTCCTGCAACACCACTTTTGCCTTCTAAAGCACGTTGAGCCGCCGCTAACTCAGTAGAAGTAGGAATATTGGCAATTGCTTCAGCAACAGTTGGCTTAGAACCAGTAATTATTTCTTGAGCATTTCTAAGTGCCTCAATAACTTGAGTTTTTTCTGTTCCAACTAATTTATCTAAATATTCACGAGTTGCTTGAGTTCTACCTTCAGCAGTTAATCCTTTAGCAATATTTGAAATACCACCCAAAGCCTTTATTCCATATTCAGTTAATGGGCCTAATACTGCACCCACACCTGCTTGAACCGCTTTTGCACCCAAATAATCTTCAGATGTAGTTGGTTCTAATAATCCCAATGTTGCACCAGTAGCCGCAGATTGTGTAAGCAATCCTTTACCCTTTAATGCTCCACCTACTGTTTGAGCCGCTTTTATTCCAACAGGGCCAGCAATTTCGCCAAGTAAAGAAGCAGGTCTTGTTGTTGCCCAAGATGCAGGGCCAGCCGCTTCTGTCATTCCTGATTGAATCATCTCAGAAGTTTTTAAAGCTTCATCAGCCACTTTACTACCTAAAAGTTTTGCAACAGGTTGAGCAATAGCAATTGGTTGTCTTACCATTGATATTCCAGCAGTAACAGGAGCACTTACAATACCTGATAATATTTGTTCAGCAGTTTTGGTTGCACCAGTAGTTTGTGCTCCATAAGGAACTGTACTAATTGGTATTCCTTCGGGGCTATAAATAGTTTCTTCAGTATATAAAGTATTTTCTTTGCTTGTAGGAGTAGGTTGAGAAACGCTTTTCCCTAAATATGATTGTATTTTTGAAATAGCCTGTTCATTTGACAAACCATCAGGTAAATCATAGTGTTTTCCTTCATATTGATATACAGGCATAATTTTCTCACTTCAAAACAATTGGATTAGAAGAAGTACCTAAATTTCCTGCACTTGGATTGCTTGGAGCATTGGCAGTTCCTTTTAAATACCTATTTGAAATGTTATTCAAAATAGCCAAGTTTGCTTCTTTAGTCATAGATTCTCCACCCAAAGAATCTAACCAAGTTTTTAATTCAACATTGGAGTTAAGTTGAGTAGCACTCATTCCAGTAGCTTCTTTTACAGCATTTAATAACTGTAAACGAACACTCTTTAACTCATCACGTTTTGCTTGTGTCTCTGTTCCAAACATTCGACCACCCATTTGACCAACAGTTCCTGTACCCAATGAAGTAACTAAATTAGCCAATGGTGTTTTAGCGGTACTTGTCATTCCACCTTTTTCTTCTAAATCTTTAACAAGTGTTCTTGCTACTTCTAATGTGTCACCAAGACCTGCTTTACCTTCAGCAATTTTATTGGCTTTTTCTTCTGCTTTTAATTCTGCTGAACTTGGGCCTTTTAATGATGCCGCCAATATTGCTAATTCTTTTCTACCTTCCATCATCATTTGAGCAATTTGCATTTGTGTAGCACCACGTTCTTTTGCTAATTGAACTTGTGTATCTAAGCGTTCTTTTGCTATTTGCATGGAATTTTCACGTTGTGCCGCTCTGTCAGCAGAACTTTGTAATACAGCAAGAACCTTATCTGGTGAACCATATTGGCTAACAATGTTTAATACTTGGTCATTTGTAGGATTAGGGCCAAGTTTAGACAACTCATCACGCAACTTTTGTTCTTGAGCCAAAGATAATTGAATTTGTTGAATTTTAGCAGTAGCCAATCCTGATGTTGTTTTTTCTTCATTAACTCTACGGGCTTCTTGAGCCAACAACATTCCACCTTGTTGGTCACCTGCTTGCATCAATTGTTGAGCCGCACCAAATATTGATTCAGGGTCATTGGGGTTAATTGATTTACCAATTTGATTACGCAAACTGATAATCTTCAGTTGTGGGTCTTCTCCACCCAAAGCACCTACAATGCCTCTACCCAACTGTCTACCAGCCCCATAAGAACCAGCAGTTACCTGTTGGTAAGGGTCAAGTTGAGCAAATTGTTGTGCTTCAGCATTGATTAACTGTTGCTGTTGTTGGTTATACGCTTGAGGAGTAATACCAAATAAACTTGGAATGTCTGTTGCCATGATTACTCCTTAAAATGACCAGTCTGTGATTGCGGTTGGAACTTGTCCACCACCGCCATACCCATATACGTTGCCTGAACCATACTGAAGATTAGCAAGTTGTGCATTTATGTATGGATTACTACCTAAACTAGACATATCAGTTTTAGATAAACCTTGAATTGCACCAGCCAAAGGATTTTGTTGATTAGCAGGTTGCATTGTCTTTGCCGCCGCCATTCCACCACCATACAGGAATGAGCCTGCATTAGCACCCGCAGTAGCCGCACGACCACCCAATTGAGCACCAATATCCAAAGGTGCTTGACCCAATGACTCAATACCTTGATTAGCCGCCAAGTACGATTGGAATGGAGAAAGCGAATTAACCAAACCAGTATTGTATTGATTAAACAATCCACCAGCTTGATTAGCAAGGCCAGTCCCAAACAATACGTTTTGTTGACCAGCAGTTTGTGCATTAGCCGCTAATCCTAAATCTTGTTGAGAAATAGCGTTGTAATATGCTTCTAATTCAGGATTACTTGCAGTAAGACCCATACCACCTCCGGGTCTTAATCCTGTTCCACCAATAGACAAACCAGTTCTTCCTGTGTTTTCAAGTTGGTTCTTAATTCCTGCCAATTGACGTTCACGGGTTGGTGCAAGTAAATTTTGTTGATTTAACATATATTGTCTAGCAACCTCATCAGGAGATTGACCAATATATTGGTTGGCTAAATTAAGAGCATTTGTTCCTGCTGTTTGAAATGGAGAAAACATACTAGGTGCATTTTCAGCACCAGTTAATGCACCACCTTGCAACTTTGACAATACACTTTGATAGCCTTGAAGTTCAGGAGATACTGTGTATCCTGCACTCGTCAAATAACCTTCAGGACTCATTCCAAAATTAGAAGTTCCAAAACGAGTAGTAATTCCAACAGGTCTAAACTTGGCTTGTTCTGCCGCAATTCGTGCTGATTCTGTTTGAGCATCAGCCGCCGCCCTAGCCGCAGACGCATTGGAATCTGATTGCATGGAACTACCAAGCAATCCTAAACCTCCGCTAATAAGTGCGCCCATAAATGCCATGATTATTCTCCTTGAATCAAAACTTCATCTACCTTAGACGGGTCTTTCTCGTCTGTGGCATGAATACAAAACCAAACACAATCAGTAACCGCTTTAATCCCATGATGATTTCCTGCCTCAATATTTATACAAGCAGGAGCATCGTAAATCTTAATATCACCATCATTGACCACTACAACCTTACCTTTGGCAAGTATCCCAAAATGGGAATATGTATGCTTGTGTTGCATAAGCATAGTTCCAGCAGGAATACTCGCTTCTTTGGCATACAGTCCATCAGAAAAATGGTGGGTAATGTAGTCGGGGAGGTTCATGCCTTACCTTCAGCAAATACATTCACAAACACAGTCCCGTCTTCCAATGCTTCAATCTCATGCCATCCATCAGCAAGCAAATTTACAGGCTGAGTGTCCTTGGTCATTATGAGTTCTTTACCTTCTTTGCGTACGGCACAAGACCCTGCATGGCACATTGTGAGGTGCGAGTATCCATGTGAATGACGAGGCAATCCCTGCCCTTTGTTAGCATGATATACATGAAATGTTGCTCCGTCATAAGTTACATTGTGAATTAACATAATTGTTTAAATTACAAGTTTTGTGAACCTGTTGTTTGTGGTTGTGGTGGATAAGGTTGCCCAGTAACAGGGTCTACTCCTGCGGCAAGTTGAGTAATTGTTCCAACAATATTACCTTCAACAATTTGTTTATAAACCCAACGACCAGTCATTGCATAATCATTATCACGAGCGCAATAAATATGCGTTTCCATTGGGAAACCTTCTGCTTCAGATATTTCTATATCAGCAAAATACACGCCTTCTTCGTCGCTTGATTTGCGTACGTTTGAGATTTGAGCAAAAGTTATGTTTCCAATTTGTGTTGTCATTTTTATTCCTTTAAGCAACTCGTTGAGCTAAACAAAGATAGGGACATGTACCGATTGCTGCTCTATTCCTCCAAGTTCCCGATACAGCAGTCGTATACCCTGAAAATGATGCATCATAAACAGTATTCCCACCAGCATTTGATATATATAAACCTGAAACTGCACCATTAAGATAAACACTATTAGCATTTCCAGCTTGGTGTGTAACTATTGTGTAACTTCCAATAGGAAAACTTGTATTAGTTGCACTTGTTCCCGTATAAAAATCTTGACTAATCGTCACAGCACCAGTTGCGCCTGACACAGTAATGCCATTACCAGCCACAGCAGAAGTTACACCACTACTAGGAGGTGCGGCACTTGTCCAAGTTGTACCATTAGACGTTAATAAATTACCTGATGTACTAGGTGCTACAAATTGAACAGCAGAAGTACCATTTCCTAATACTACGTTGTTTGCAGTAAGCGTTGCCAATCCTGTACCACCATTAGCAACTGGCAAAGTGCCTGTTACACCAGTAGTTAAAGGCAGTCCTGTACCACCTGCCAATGAGCCTGTAACTGCACCTGTTAAGTTACCTGTTACATTTCCTGTAATTGTTGATGATGCGGTTATTGCCGCAACATTAACAGTACCTGTAAAGGTAGGACTTGCCTTATCAGCCTTAGACGAAACAGCAGTTGCAATATTGTCATACTCGGTATTGATTTCAGTACCTTTGACAATCTTATTTGTATCACCCGATGACAACGCATCTTTAGCGGCAAAATTTGTTGACTTTACATAATCACCCATGATTTCTCCTTAAACAACTTTACCATTTTTGGCATGAATTTCAATTTTTTGGATGCTTAATGGATAACCACTAATATCCGCTTCATAACCTGTTTGAACAACTTTACCCGAACCTGTTGGATAAGCACTCAATGTACTCATAGTGATACCACCTGAATAATATGCAATTACAGTAGCATTTGAGCCATATTCAGCAATACCATATTCCGCAACAGTTTGTGTTGGAATCTTTGCACTATAAGGATAGTAATTTGAACTGAAGTCATATCCCCATTTCATAATCACATATTGGTTTGAACCACCAATAACCACTACTTTGATTCGTTTCAAAATAGAAGTAACAGAAGGAGCACCAAGGTCTGTGTGATTGGTAAAATATTGAAATCTGTATGAAGATGTATTGTCGTTATATCCGCTATAAGTAGCCAAATACCCTGCTTTACCAATGTATAAAGTACCGCCTACTGTTGTGCCAAAACTGTATGGTTCAATAGAATCCCAAGTTGTAACCCTAGCAGAGCCATCTTGCAAAGCGGCTTTCATGTCAAAACAATACACAACTTTAAGAGCAGGAAGCATTAATAAATAAAACGCATCTTTGACAGAATAAACTGCTTTGATTGCGGTTGTTGCCTCACCTGCCACATAAGTAATCAAGTCATTACGAACATTCTTAGACAAATCTCTCAATGGAGCAGATTTCTCTTGGACAGTCCTAAGAACACTTCTAACACCTGAAGCAGATAAAAAGATAATATCTGAACCTGTGTATGCCACAGAATCCCTAGCAATACATCCAATACCAGTAATTACATCAGCCAACACCATTGTGGATGGAGTAGTAGCCCCCGAATAAATCAAAATATTGCTTTTGCCAAAGATGTACAAGAAACCATTGTGAGCACCCAAAGCAATAATATTGTCACCACCTTTAGGCCATACAGAAGTTGTATCAAGCGTTCCAGCCGTTCCAGTATTCCATTTGTTTGGCAACTTAGTATCACACCATTGGACTGTGACCTTCTCTGTGCTTACATCGGCACTCCAAAGCCTTCCATACGCACTTATAACAGTATTTCCTAACTGGGCAGTACCTGCGTATGCCGCTAACTCAGAAACTCGTCTGTAAGCCGTTGTAGATAGGCTTGGGTCAAATACAAGTGGGTCATGCCCTGTTTGGTACAAAAACATTGCACCATTCAAGTTAGCCATCTGCCAGTTACTTGCGGTAATGGTTGGGGCAGTACCCCCTCCCCCATAGGTCAAAGTTACCAAAGATGAACCTGACAATTTATAAAGTTTATTGTTTCCTGCACAAATAATGTATGAAGTTCCATCATTTGTAATCAACTCGCCAATAGCAGTAATGTTGTTTGTACTTAAATCTGTGTTTAATGCAGAGTTAACTTTTGTCCAACCTTTTCTAGCACCTACACGACCATATTGGTCAATGACGCAATTAACCGCAGTTAAAGCAAATCCACTCGCCAAATCTAAAGACGAGTCTTGGGTGTTCAACCCATAAAAGCCGGGGGCTGTGATGGAAAATGTTTGTATCTGTTGAGCCATTACACAGCCGTAAACGCATCGTTTTCAGGGGAACGAGCCAACTCTAAAGCAATCAAGTCAGAGAGTGACGCTTTGTATATCCCATAGGCTTCTGAACTGTTTAAACCACCATCCTCGCCACGCTCAACCAATGCCCTAGCATAAGCACCCAAAATAATAGGTTCTTTTGCTAATAAAGTTGTACTCGCATCTGTTGAAAAGTCATTCTCAGGAATAACTAGGCTAAATCTGATGTTGTATGCTTTATCAGGGACAGGCCAAAAATTAACCTTCAAATCACCATTAGTGTCAACTGTGCCAAACGTATAGTTAACAGGTAAGTTTTGTTGAGGTGTTTGAATGGTGTAATAGTATGTATCGTAGAGTTCATGGGTAATAGGAGTCAGAACATAGTAACTAGTTGTGTTAATCACATCAATTGTTTTGAAGCGTACACCAGCACCTGTAAGACTGTAATTACCTGCTGTTCCTGCCGTTAACGCTACTGTGATAGCAGTATTAAAGGCATCCCAATCATAAGCATCTGCCACACTACGCTTAGTATCGTTGACAAACTTTCCAACAAGGGCAGATAAAGTGTTTTCAGCAACAGAAGATACTTGTGGTTCACGCAAGCGAACCATTACATCGTTAACAATACTTAAATAAGTAGGTAATGCCATGACTACTTCCCTTTGTTCCTTGAGGAAATCGCTTTCGCTTTTGCCTTTGCGTCAGCCTTGGAATTTGCACCCCATGCCTTCAACGAAAGAAGCAGTCTTGTTGGTTCTCCATCCTTGTACTCTGCACCAGCCATATTGCCCATGCGAGCCAAGAAACTTGCTCTGCGAGGGTTATCCCCCGACTTTACTGGTGCTTTGAGATTGCCACCAGTTTCAGCATTATAAGATGCTCTGCCCTTGGAGTTCAACCCTCCTTTGGCATTTTGTCCTTCTTTTCTTTGCCAAGCAGGGGTCTTCATAACTCAATACCCTATTTTTTTCTTCTTCTTAGGTTTAGTCATTCCAGCCTCTGACATAGCAATAGCCACCGCTTGTTTTTGAGATGTAACTACTTTGCCAGTTTTAGAACCTGAATGTAAAGTGCCTGATTTCCATTCTTTCATAACTTTACCAACTTTAGCCATTTTCTTTGTTATCATGATTACTCCTTAGACCAATTCTGTAACTGAAACAGTTGAAGTAGTAATTGTTGCATCTTTGATAAAAGCAATCTTTTGAGCAGGACTTACTCGTACTATTTCAACACAATTAGGTGGAATCATTGCTGATGTTGTAAGACTTGCAGTTGGACTAGTGCCAATTGAATAGTGGCAATGACCTTGACCACAAGCAATGCGAATCATAGTAGTTGTAGTACCAAAAGCCGTCATTTGAACGCTACTGGTGGTTACTGTTGCCACTTGGGTTGTGCCATTAGTAGCAACTCCAAAAGCCACTTGGTTGGGGTCGAGTTGAAAGGTACTCATGTCTTTTCCTTACTGAAGGGTTAGCATATAAAGGGTATTTTGATAAAGACCCACGATTTCGTCAATTGTGTTGTGCAAAGCAGTCTCAGTTCTTGGGCAAATTTGTTGACGATTACCCTCAATCCATTCCATCTCTGCTCTCAAAACCTCAGATATTGTGCCTTTGTATTCATTGGGTACGCTAGGAATATCTAATACCATTGCGTATCTGCCTTGAAATTGTTGAGCAAAGTCATCTGCTAAAGGAATAATAGCGTTGTAAAATGTGTTTAAAGCATCGTGTTCACTAAAGGATTTAGTCTTTAAGTGAACTTTGTGAGCCGTATCCCTTGCTTGGAACAACAACCCTACAAATCGACCTGCCACATTGTTTGACATGATTACTCCTTAGTTATTGACCCACCCGACTTCCATGCGTCACAAGTCCTTGCAGACGCACAGGTAAAGTGGAAAAGTTCACAAAATCCTAAATCAGCCGCATCAATGAACTGTTGGTCATAGTCCAACTCATTGGGACTAGACTTAGATTTCTCCAGTCCTGACTTAATGCACTCCATCATTTTAGGAGTCTGAATAAATGCGGCACAGTTGCCACATCTCATATCTTTAATTACGTCTGTTGGTGCGTTATACATCTTGGATTTTTTCAGCCAAAACGCATCATTAGCATCATTAGGATTTGGTGGGCCATATCCATACTCTTTAAAGGCATGGTTTCTGTTTTTCAGGTTAACCTCAATATCTTGGGTGGGCAAAGGACAAACTGTGCCTGACAGTAAGCCTTCTTTCACTTTAGCCACCTAGAAGCAAAGAAACTAATCACACCACTAAAAACAGAGGCAATTGCCATTCCCATCCAAAACCCACCCTTAGATTGATTAGCCAATTCTAAAAGTAACTTAACATCTGTACCCAATTGAGAAACCTGTGTCTGTAAAGACTCTACTTGAGCCTCTAACTTGCCAAAGTCTCTAGCGTCAATATCAGACATTCTGAACCTTTCGAGGTCTACCCATCTTCTTAAATTGCGGGATGGGAGGATTAAATTTTACTTCATTTAAAGGTTCTTCTTTTACATCATCTAACCGAATATAGTTAGGATGACCTCTCATGGAATCAATGTCATGTTGAAGATTGAAGGTAATAACAGTACCTGTCGTTGTATCTTGAAACTGAGCCATAAAAACCCTTAAATGAAGAAAGGGGGTTTGTGACCCCCTCCCCCTGTTAGACGATTAAACGCCCAACGACTACACGAATCTTAGTTGATGCTAAGTCAACAGTAGAGCCACTTTCGTTTTGTACACGCAAAGAGACTACATCAGCCGCAGAGACATAACCTGTAACAGTTAAACCCGCTTCTGATACTGCAAATGAACATCCTAAAACCATGTCACCTAATGCGACTCCGGGTACTGCGATAGTGTCTGTTTCTCCTGCCGCATCCGCTAAAGAACCTGCATCAAGTGTTGCTGTGACCACCCAAGTGTCGCTAAACATTCCTCGGAACTGGTCATTACCTCTACGTGAGGTGATTGACGTTGCTGAAGCCATTTTGATTTCTCCTAATTGTGGTTAAAAAAGACCCCCCCACGAAGGAGGGGGCAACTGCAATTAGGCAGGTACTGCTAAAGCAAATGCGGAAGAAGACTTAGCCAATCCCGTAGATGCGGCAGTACGCAATGCGGCAACACCATACAGAGTGTCAGCAGTAAACAATGTACCAAGGTACTCTTGTTTGTACTGAGTCTGCGAGCGAACTGCAACTTGCTCAACCAATACCATAGCCTCTTTGTGACCCATCAAGCAAATGCGGTCAGTTTGAGTAGAACCATAACCTACGTCAGCGTTAGAACTAACAAATACGGGGATGCCATATAGGTTACCAATTTCGCCATTGCGGATTGTGTCTCCATTACCAACAAAAGCCTGCTCTGTATAACGGGCAAGACCCATTAAAGTGTTACGGCTTGAGGGTGGGATGATGAAGAAACGACCATCCATAGGAGTGTCATTATCATCAAGACGTTGGATAGTTCTGCGGATAGCGGCATCAGTCAATGCAGAAGCATTGGAAGTTGATGAGTTATAAGCAGTTGTACCATCGCCACCAATGTAGGCTTTAGTTGTTGCAGATGAAGTGTAATAGTCATCAGTTCCAACTGTTGCACCATTGAAGGAACGACCCAATTGAATCAAATCGGTATCTACTTGCTTGGCAAGCGCATAACCTGCATCTGCTGTGTAGAAAGAGCGCAATGAGTTCAATGCTTGTGCTTCGACAATATCTTCAATCAAACGTGAGTATTCATAATGTTTATTTATGCTTACTTGTACTTCTGATTCAGTATTGACAATCAAAGTAACTGCGTTTGTAGCGGCTTTGGCAGTAGCAGAACCACGAACAGGGGCTGGAATGTGAATGGTGTCACCCTTCTTACCCTTGAAGTTCATCTTCATTACCAAATTTGCTAAAACTAGGTTCTTTTTATATGCCGCAATAATCTCATCCGACCAAATTTGGGGGATAAATTTAGCCGCAGACGTAGTTGTTACGTTACTTGCGGGGGAAAATGCTGTTCCTGTTGCCATGTTAATTCTCCAAAAAACAAAAAGTTAAATTACTTGACTCGCCCATCGGAATATGCTTGCATGATTTCATCACTCAAAGCATCATAACGATTAGGGTCTGTCATTTTGAGCCTGATTAGGTCTGCCCGTCTGTAAATTCTTTTACCTGATTCTCCCGACCCACCTGAATCAACTTGAGCCGCACGAAGGTTTGTTTTCCTCTGTGTCTCGCCTTGTTCCTCAACTTGCTTGGATTTAACTCCACGCAACTCTTTGTAGGTACTGAGCAGTTCGTGAGCCGAATCATAGTCGAATTCACCATCAGCCTTGGCATACAACCCTATGCGAACAGGTGAAGATTTCACCCAGTTTACAAAGTCCGAATCTTGCACTAATTGTGAAAAATCAGGATGGTTCTGTGCCAACTTCTGTTGAATCTGCATCCTTTTGAAATCTTGACCCGCTTGTCGAGCCGC